ATCGTGCCGACCAAGCAGTACAAGGTTTGGGCCAAGGAATTTGTGGAATTCCTTGTGCCAGAACCCGGTAAAGGATCCCCCCTCACGCCAGGCCAAGTCAGGCAGCTGCAGAACACTCCGCAGCAAGCCGCCAGGTACAACCAGGTGGAGCACCTCCTATCCTGTTTTGCAGGTAATAGGTTGGAAGCCTTCATCAAAGCAGAGCCATACGCCAACGTAAGCGACCCTCGGAACATAACAACAATGTCCCCCGAGCTGACGGTTATGATGTCGTGCTTTACTTATGCCTTCAAGGAGCAATGCTTGAAGAAACAGAGTTGGTATGGACCCGGCAAGACCCCGAAGCAGATAGCTCGTCGGCTTCAACAGTTAGCCCAGCGCGCAGCACGAATGGTGTCGACCGACTTCTCCCGATTCGACGGCACCATCAGCGAATTCTTGCAAAAGAATATCGTTCAGGCGTCTTATCTCCGGTGGGTAGCTCCTGAATACCGAGCCGAGTTGGCTGGGTGGTTCAAGGAGGTTTTCCGGCAGGTGGGGAAAACCGCTAATGGTATTAAATTCGAACCTGGCTTCGGAACCAGAAGCGGGAGCCCCATTACCACCGATGGAAACACGGAAATAAACGCCTTCGTGATGTACTGCGCATTGCGGTTGGTTGGCCACTGCCCCGAAGAGGCATGGTGGCTACTCGGTCTCGCCTATGGTGACGACGGTAGCATGCCGGACCTCGACGGTAAAGTGGCACAGGCTTTGGAACAAGCGGCGCGGGACTTGGGATTAGTCTTGAAGTCTGAGGTAATAGAGAACGGCGAACCACTACCCTTTCTGGGGCGGTTCTTCGTCGATCCACTAACCAGACTCGACTCTTTTCAGGACCCCATGCGCACGATAGGCAAGCTACACACCACGACCAACAAAGGTGTGAGCCAGGAGCAGGCTTTGTTCAACAAAGCTGCGGGCTACGAAACTACTGACTCCATGACCCCCATAATTGGATCTTGGGTGCGGAATGTCAAAAATACATATCCACACTTAAAATTCAAGGGAGCGCTGAAGGAGGAGCAGCATAAACGCAGCAATGCGTGGGTCCAGCAGGACCCTGTAGCAATCCTCGATGCCATGGCGAAAGTCATAGGCATCCTGCCCTCGGAGCTGGACGAGCTTGACAGACTGGTGCAAAACACTGCCCTGGATCGGCTGCCAGTGTTGCTCGAGAGCCGCAGAGAATTTAAAATCCCTGCGGTTCTCGGCGACGTGGTTGTCGGGCCCGGGCCGCTATTGCAACCTGACTCTCAAGATGCCAACATTCGCCCAACTCTCCGCAGCAGAGAAAGATCTCCGCTGCCGCCTACATCGGAAGCTGAACCAAGCCGTCGCCGAGAGCGTAACCGAGATCCACTGTCACCACGAGACACTGGGCCCCGGGGACCGCCTCGCCGCAGCCCGGCCCCGCGTAGCGGAGGCCTACCGCTTAGTAGAAGCGCTCGTGGCGTACTTATTCGCGGACCCCGCGGAGGTCGAGTACGCAATGAGCCAGCTACACCCACCGTATCAACCGGTGGGTCTTGACTGACGCCTACTGCACACACCAGCAGTAGCAGCGTGAGAACCGACGCGCCTTAACCCGGCGCAGTCGCAAGTCCTCCCAAGGGGGAGGCCGCCAAGAACATCTAATACCGGC